TGACAATAAACGGTGGCGGGCCAGTCGGGTTGTCTTTGATAACCTCGACCTCAATATTAGGTATCTTATTGAAGTACTCTTTTAGCTTCAGCTTTTCAATGACGATATAAGCCGCGCCTCTGTGAGCCGGCACCAGCCCGGCGCCTATTTGATCCTCAAGGAATGGGTCCGGAAGCTGCGCTTCACCCCCAAGGTAAACGGTTATTGACCGCGCAATCTTCTTTGATACCAGGACCTGTGTTGGGTCCGCATCATCCGCCAGGTTATAAACCATTTTATTATTCATCCATATTTTACGGATGCCTGTTATCGGCCCTTCACAGATGAGAAAGGCAATATGAGTGACATATTTAAATGTGGTCGTCTCTGTCCCTGACAGGAAAAGATTACCGGATGAGTTGACTTCTTTTTTCTCAATAATCCCGGAAGTCCATATTATCTGAACCGGCAACCTGATAGTGCCATACACCCTTGATATCGGGTCGCCAAATGATGCCCCAGTGGCCCGAAGATCATTTATCCTGCCTTCCTGGACATTGACATCCCCGGCACTTACCGCTCCACCCACTGAAGCCCCAATAGCAAACCCCAGCGCGGGGCCAATTACCGGGACAAAGATCCCAATGGCCGCGCCGATTCCACCCCCGACAATCGTCCCGAGTATGCCCATTATTTAACTCTCGGCGTCTGGTTTACCGCGTCGAGCCCTGGCGTGTAGGGCTCGCCTCTGAAGTTATATATGTTGTTGAATTTTGTGATGCAGTCAATGCTGAAGTCCTTCCCGCACCCAGCCGTTATCGTGTACGTTTCTGTCCCGGCGATATCATATGGGAACGGCATAAAGGTTGTTATCGTGCCTGCTGCCACGGTGTAGCTTTTTACCTCCCGGCCGATCCCGTTATTCGTCCCGCTCGTGAATGTGATGACGCCCCCGGCCCACCAATCATCCGGCTCAGTCCGCGCACTGTCAGCCATCTCTGCGCGATTTGTCTGGCTGGTTAATGTCCCTGTGGCCTCATATGCCCGGATCGTTGTCCAGGTGACCGTCGCATCCACTACGGTTGCGCCGACGGTTGTCGGCCAGGTTGGCTCGCCGCCCGCCGTCGTGCCGGCAACGGTGCACCGGTAAAAATACCCGTTTGGCGTTGTCGGTTGGACGATATCGCCAGTACCTGCATCCCCGTCATCGTTGACGGTCATCGATGTTGTGGCGGTCCAGTCCGGCGCTGTTTGTACAATCTGACATTCAGAGTCAAACAGATCGGCCCGGCAACCCTCTGATATCGCATTGCCAATTACCTGCTGCAGCCGCTCATAAAGCCCCCTAATTTCCGCCGTGAACGAAACATCCCCGGTTGATATCACCCCGAGCGTCCCGGCCAGCTGCTTGATCTCTCCATCACTGATCGACAATGGGTTGACGCTGAATATCCTGACTGCGGCGTTATCCAGCAACCCCGCACGGACATCGGCGAATTCAATGCCGGATGCATCGAAATACCCGATGAAGTCCATATTATCCACATTGTTGTTAGATGATGAGGACATGTCTGACGGAGTGTACCCACCGGTTGACAGATAGGTCACAGTGTCAACGACAAGGTCCGCCTGCCATTCAGTGAATCCATATACAGTGCCGCCAACCGTTGTGATTTTTATGCACGTGGTGAGCGTCACAGAGCCTGAATCAAGGTCTGCTTGAATGGCGGCTGGTACAGTTTTACTCATCCCAGCAATTCAACGAGCCCGATGGTCGCCTGTTCGAATCCCGGAGATATCTGGGCCACCTGCAAGACATCATTATCAAATCGGACTGGCACATCAAACTGAAACCCAGCCTTTACCACCACGCTGCCGCCCGGCGCCACCGAGAATGTGACGATTCCAGTTGTTGTATCCACCGTCCATCCGGAGCCCTGGGGCACGTCATCAAGCGATATGATGGTGGTGCCGGTTACCGGCTTGGTGATATTCCTTGTCAATGACAATGCCCCGACGGTGTAAATCTTGACTAATTGAAAGTCAACCTCTGCAGCATCACCCGTGCCTATAACCTGATCAGTATCAGAAATGGCAACGTTCATACTGGCCGCCGAGGTCCAGTCATTGAAGTCCTTGAACCGGAACCCGTTAAACCGGCCGATCATTGCATGGTGGAAATTGCGCAATTCGTCAAGCTTGGCTGCCGTGTTCGCGCCGAATCCCACATTATAGCGATGACGCGGGAATGCCCATGTCTGATTTCTTAGCTCCTTGCCGCTACGAACCTCAACGATATTGGTTGAATATTGGGGCCCGCCACTCGATCCGAGCGCAATGGTCTCCGGGAAACTTGGCGTCTCAATAAAGCTCATCCGTTGCGCCTCGAGGCCAGGCTGATAGCCCGGCCAATATCAAAGCCAATTTGTGTGGCCGACTGCCCAGCGCCGGCCAGGTCGCCGCCGCTGACGTTTACATTGACGGTCATCCCCGCCGCGCCGGCCAGCTGGCTGTTTGGGACGACTTGCCCTTGGGTTTTTGGAATGAACAGCTCCGGCCCATTCTCCCCGACGATTGATGGTTCATTGGACCCAAGAAAGCCACCTGATGCCGATCGTTTTATTGGCCCAGAGAATAAGCCGGCAAGATTTCCCAGGAAGCCAGATCCTGCGGCAGCAGACAGGAGGTCTTCAAATATACTTGCCGCCGCTGCCTCCGCAGCCATGCGCCGCAATGTATCGACGAATCCTCGCAGCATGCCGTTTAACCCATCCTCCTGGAATGGATCAAACAGATAGTCAGCAAACCCGGATTGCATATTACGCGCAGCCTGATCGGCGAACACTGACATTTCGCTGAACGCCTCTTCTGTGGCCACCGCCATTTCCTCTATTTCCTCCGTAACGAGAGGAGTAAGCCCCGCAAATTCTGTGGCTTCCTGCCTATCAAGTTCATCGAACTGGGCATCTATTAAATCCAAAGCCCTGCCCATTACAGACAGGTCTTGTTCAATCTTTGAACTGGCAACGCTTATATCTTCTGAAATATCCTTGATATTATCAGACGCGCCGCCAGCCCCTTGATCTTTGAATAGGACTGAATCTGCTATATCAGTTTCTATATCAAGGAATAGCTTTCCAATAGCATCTGAAACGTCTCCGAATTCAGATACGATATCCTTTCCCCCTTCGCTTAATATGCTGAAAGCGCGGGTAAACTCGCCTTGCGCGATAGCAGCAAGTGCGGCCGCAGTGGACCCCACTGTATCAAGGACAACATCAAGGCTATTCTTGATAAATAAAAGCGCCACGGCTGTTCCCTTTAGGACAACGCCGAATGTTTGCCCAAATACTCTAGCTGTTTCGCCTCCCTCTTTACCAAGGTCAACCATTAAATCAGTGATGGTTTCTAATGGCTCTAAAAGGCCTTCAGTTAATTGTCGGCCAGAGCCTTGCGCCACTGCACCAAGCCGGGTGAAATTATCATTCACTCTTTCCGATGCTGCGGCAACTTCGCGCGTTAGGACGTTCCCTAGCTCTCTCTGTTCATCCGTGTATTTTTTTATAGCATCGCTACCCTGATTCAATAAAGGTATCAACTGGGCGCCACCACGCCCAAATAACAATTGAGCAATTGCCGCTTTCTCTGCACCATCTGCCATTACTGAAAAGGCGTCAGCAATCTCCAGCATTACATCCTCTGTATCCCGGAAGTTTCCCTGGCTGTCTAGGACTTCAATTCCAACTGCCTCGAATGCGTCTACAGATTCCTTAAGGCCTCTATTAGCGTCGAACATATTTCGCTGCAATCGTCCCGCGCCCTTAGCAAAAGCATCCAGGGAAGTGCCGGCAAGATCTGCCGCCAGTGCATAACTATTAAGCTCCTCCACCCCGATGCCGGTAGTCTGAGCCATCTTTGCTATTTTGTCGTTTGCATCAAGGATGCCGCCTACGGCCCTGGATAGACTGCGGACAAATGCTGCTGTGGCCAGGCCGGCAAATGCACCAACTGCCGCCGCCTTGAATGCACTGAATGATTTTTTTGCCTGGCCTTCAAATCGTCTGAGATCGCGCTGCGACTTATTCAGCGCCGCAGTCAGCTTCTTGTTTTCCATCTCAAGTCTGACACTGAGCCTTGAGAAATCAACCACTTGATGCCACCTTTTTTATTTCTGACTCTAACGTTGCCTGTATAGAAGACACCATCTGCCTTTCATGTGCGTCGAATACTGCCGTAAACCACCGCCTGCGAATTGTGTTGTACGGTTTAATCCTCTTTCCACTTCGCTCAGTAATGTGATGCGACCTATCATCAAGAAACTGGATGGCATAAAATGCTTCAGCCTTGACGCCCACCGCAACGGACAACCGGCCTTGACTTAAAAACTTTTTTCCTGTAATCCGCTTGATTCCTCGCCACGCAAATGTCGGCACTACAAGGCGTTTTTTGTATGTGCGATGCGCCTCTGTCCCGATTGGTACTTTAGATTTCATTTCCCTGACTACAGGCGTCAACGCTTTAAAAAGAACCGACCGCATGGATTTCACGGCAAGCTTGTCATCAAGCTTATCAAGCTTTATTTGCAACTCCCTCATACCGAACAGTTCACTGGCCATTTAATAATTCCGCCTTTAGCCGCAGATGATCGCGAATCGCCGCCAGTTGCGCGATGAATACCTCAACATCATTTATTCCGTATAGCTCGATGATCACAGGCAATGCCGCCCAATCAATCTGACCTCCCATGAGATTCCATGCTTCTATCGCCGATGCATCGTCCAGCTTTCCTGGCTTAAAGCCGGAGGCGGTAGCCTCAAGCCAGGTCGTTAGTTTTTTGCTGACTCATCCCTGTTTGTAGAATGCTCCATAAATGACTCAATCACTGCTTCATAAATTGGGGCCCACAAGGTCTGGTCGTCAGAGCACCACTCAATCCATGCGGCATTGTCAAATTTAATATCCTCATCTTGCCCGCCGGGAAGGATGTCGGCCTCTTTCACCCCAGCCCACCCAATGACATGGTCGCGCGCAACATCATGTTTGTTGGCTTCCCTGCCGCTTTTATACATCAGCGCCATCTCAATGTCGGTTGGGCGGGTAATGATAAACGTAAACCGGCCAACCTCAACTTTGGACTCGCGCGCCCGCCTGATCTTCTCGGCCAGAGATGCACTCATGCCGGGTAGTAAAGCGCGCCATTGACGGGCGTGAAGTTGATAGTTTGCTTGGCAGCATCATTTTGCTGCAAATCAAACCCATCGCCGCCTGATACGGTGGAGTTTGCCACTGTGACATCGCCGCCCGCCCAGTCGACCATGATGACCAGGTCGCCATTAATCGCACTGGCTGCCAGAATCAGAACCACGCCGGCATCTGCCGGATCATAAAGCCCAACGATTGTGCCGTCAGCGGCCTCTGTCAGGCCATACGCCGTGCGCTTGACTTTGTCGATCAACCGGGTGATGTCGATCTTTGCAGGCGCCGCCTGTGGCATGGCTACGCTTTGCGCCATGGCGAGCGTTGCAAAGGCGGATACCTCTGCCGCAGTCCCTGCAGTGAATGTACTGAAAAGCGTGGTGTCGACACCTTCCAGCTCGAATGTATCCGTCGCCACATTTGCGATGCGGACTGCCTTCCCGTCAAGCTCGACCATTCCTGTCGGGACATCCAGTACCATGATGTCACCATTTGCTAATGTATGTCCCGCTGATGTTGCGACGCCTGGGCTCGCCTGTGTAATAGCCGATACCGTTAATGCAGTTTCCAATGTCTGTTGGATACTGACCGTCATATTTGTGCCAATTAGTGCCATCTCGTTTACTCCTATGTGTGCCAGAACCCGAAAGAGACGGGAACCATATAATCATCCACTGGGACTATATAATCCTCCCCAGATGATGTTGTTGGAAAAAACATAAATGTTGCTGTCGGTGTTATTGCATTTATTGCCGCACGCACAACGCCGGCCAATGTGAGCGATTCATTGTAAGTATTCTCAAAGCACAGGAAATCAACAGAAAATTTAATCAAATCGACAGATCCATCAAGCCGCGATTCGGGAGATTCATTCCGCACCCGATAAACAACATATGGTTTATCAATGTCTGCTGGCACAGCATCAGGGTAAACCTGCCCCCCGGCAACGCCGGCAAGTGCTGTAACCAGATCCGATTGGAGGCTCATTCCTCGCGCAACCCTTCAGTGCATTTCAATTCAAACATTTCATCCTCTTCGAGGACGTTCCGCACGCCATCAATTACAAATATTCTGGTGCCTTTTAATATGCGCCAGGAATGATCGACGGCCGCAATAGCTGTGTCATACCGGATAACAACCTTGTGGGTGACACTGCTTTGCACCTGTTCCGCCTCGAATGATTCACGAATTGTTAGCGGATTGATTGA